CGAGTGGACTTTTGAACAAGTACGCAATGCTATTGACGATACGAAAGCTGCCGGTCCTCCATTTGATTTAGATTATGGTCCTACAAAAGGTCATGTCTTAAATCATATGACTGTACAGCAATTGTATGATCATTTCTTGCAGCATGCGTGGTACTGTAACGCCACATTAAAAGATGAATTACGACCCTTTGTTGACGGTTCTATTAAAGATGCAAGGTTTTTTGTACCTCACCCAGTGCAAGCCATTGTGGCCGGACACAAGTTGTTCGGTGCTCAGAATTTGGCTATCACACTGATGAGTTTGCAGGACGATAGATTGCCCATTAAAATAGGATTGTCAACACCAGGACCAGGATTCACTCGCATGTGGCAGTCTGTATATGCTCATCACCTCAAGTACGGATCAGCTTTGTCAAAGTATGATGGGTCTCAACATGATTCTCATGTTAACCCAGTCATAATGAAAGCTATCGGTAGATGGAGAGCTAGGTACAGTTCTGCTCCGGAACATGTGGAGCGTTACTATGATGGAACCTATTGCGGGTACATCAACGTCGGTGGGGTGATGGTGCCAGTGTATGGCATGCCCAGTGGTTCAGTCAACACCTCCCACGATAACTCGTTGTATGTCGTTTTTCTTTTGTTGTTGCACTGTGGTCGATTAGGCCTCGGTCATGATGTGCTCATGACAAGGGTCAAGGCGTTGGTGATGGGTGATGACTTATTGATCAGTGATGGAACGCAAGAGCGCCTTTTTAACCCTCTGGCGTTAGCCCAAACGTGGAATTCTGTTGGATCTTACCTTGAGTACGGTTCAACCGACCCACAAGACATCCTAGAGATGGAGTTTTGTGGTACCCACCCTTGTTGGAGATTGGTGAACAACAATCGTTATCTGTTGTATTCGTACAACAGTCAGAAGTTGTTGGACAGCGCCAACTACAGCAAGGGTTCAGACGTTGAGGCTTATTTCAGTAAACTGTGTTCATTGTGTCAACTTTTGTTTGCTGATGAAGAGTCATATCTGCTTTTGAAAGGAAAAGCAGAGATTTTCTGGTCAACACATCCGGAGCTCGCCTTTGGCCCTTGTAGAGATATGCTCATGACTCTACATGAGGCGAACCTCTTAAATCTGTATTTAGGGGATATGTAAAGTTGGTTGTTTTTCCAACTTTACGGCGGTGGGGTATTACAGAGCCGTTAAAACACCCTAGTATATGATATGGCTGCTGCGACTGTTTCTGCTGTTGTTAAGAGGGCCTTGCCGATCGTGCTTAAAGCTGCAAAGCGCTACGGACCAACCGTGGCGAGAGCAGGCATGCGGTATGTTGCGAACAGGAGTTCGCGCCGTGGGACGAGGCGTGGCGTGCGTCGTAACCAGAATAGGCGCTTTGCCGCCAACACTGGTGTCTCGACTACGTCGGTCGCCGTCCCGCAGAGGATTGATCAACAGGTGACCACTAGAAGACCTGACACTGAGATTGTTAGATCTCAGGAAACAATTGGAGAGGTTGCATCTTCTTCGTCG